CAACGGGTGAAAATATTAGGGGCAGCATGAACGATTTAGTATTCAGAACAGCAAGGAAAGAGGATGACATTGAATCCAAGTGTAAAAAAATTATAGAGGAGTTATTAGATAGCGACTGGTTCTATGATCTGGTAGCACAGAAGGTGGCAGACAATCGGCATACAAAAGTAGAAGACAGAATAAAAAATATCATGAGGGTGATTGATGAAAACACTAAGTAAAGAGAGACTAGCAACTGATTGTGTAGAGATGACAATCGACAATCGTGAAGGGCTGGATAACATGATGAAGATGTTAGGCCAGATCGAGTTAGAGTATCCCATCTCCGTACAGATTCAGAAGAAAGGCAAGCGAAGGACAAATACACAGAACAACACAGCGAACAAGTGGTATCGAGACTGTGAGAAGCAGGGCGACATGAAGGCGTGGGAGTATCGCGCCTATTGTAAACTTCATTTTGGTATACCAATCCTGCGACGTGACAGCGAGAAGTTTAAGGCAGTGTATGATAGCAGGGTCAAACCGTACAGCTATGAACAGAAGTTGTCCTTTATGGTAGAGCCATTCGATTTTGAGGTAACATCTCTAATGAATATCAAGCAGCATAGCGAGTTCTTAGATATGGTTGAGCGACACTTGAGGGAGCAAGGTTTCGAGTTGACCGAGGTCAGAAGGTGACATGGCCAAGAAATGTAGGATCTGCGGGGAAAGGTTTACGCCGCAATTTACATCATTTCAGAAGACGTGTAATGCGACTGAATGCCTTGTCGCGTTTGGCAAGAAAGAAAGAGTTAGAATTCAGAAGTCAGAAGTCAGAGAAGCCAAGCGAGACAGATCCTACTGGATGAAACGGTGCCAAACCGAGTTCAATAAGTACATCAGAAACCGAGATAAGAAAGATCCATGTATATCCTGCGGTCGTCATCACACTGGCCAGTACCATGCTGGTCATTACAAGACAGTAGGCGGTCATCCTGCCCTACGATTCAGCGAAGATAATTGTCACAAACAATGCTCAGTTTGCAATAACTATAAGTCTGGTAATTTATCAGAATATCGGTCAAACTTATTGAAAAAGATAGGGTTAGAGCGGGTTGAGTGGCTAGAAGGGCCGCATGATCCTGTGAAATATACGATAGAGGATCTGCAAGAGATGCTTGTCAAGTACCAATCGCTGAATAAGAAATGGGCGACGTCTCGATCCTAGATAGGAATGCCGAGCAAGTCCGTGATGTTCTGCGCGGTCTGCTTGAGCAAGTCGAAGCTGGCGATATCTGCGGGGCTGTAATAGTCACCGAGCATCAAGAATTCTTTGATTTGCAAATGCCTGGCACCTTTTCATCTGACCCTGAATCAATCGCCTCAGTCATCGGCCGCCTGTATATGGCTGCTAATATATTCTGCTCGCTACCGGATAGTGAAGATGAATCCTAGAAGCACCGAGCATCATTTACAGTTTTGCACCACTGACCATCAGCGACAAGTCATTGAGATGCACATAACTGGTATGCCGCAAAAAGACATAGCAGAAAAACTTGGCAGGCATCCGAAAAGAATTAGCGCCTGCATTGTAACAGTACATCGGAAAGCTGCATTGGCAGGGATGGCACCAGATTACAATCTGAATCGCCAGACAGCACCAGGATTTACCACCAAGCGGGTCAGCACCGCCTACAACATGGACAATGAGATCGTCCTGCAATGGCACATACAAGAGCCAGAAAAGCAAAAGCTAGAGGAGTTAATCGCAGAATTTGTGGAGGGTTTTAAGGATGAAGTCACCGGATTACATGCCCCCACAGACCCGCCTGCAAGCACTGATGACGATCTTATGGCTGCTTACATTGTTGGGGATCATCATCTTGGGATGCTTGCTCATCACTCTGAAACGATGGGTGATGACTATGATGTCAAGATTAGCCAAACTGTTTTAGAAAATGCTATTGATCGTCTGGTCTCATCGTGCCCCGCCTGTGAAGTTGGAGTGCTAGTAAACTTGGGCGACTTCATGCACATTAACGACTCCACCAGTTCAACGCCTAACTCTAAACATTTATTAGACTCTGATGGTCGATACTCAAAGACCATTCGTGCAGCTAGTAATGTGATAAAGCGTACGGTTTTGCGTATGTTGGAAAAGCATAACCAAGTCTGGCTTGTGAATGTCCGAGGCAACCATGATCCAGATGCGGCCTTGTGGCTAAACGAGGTTATGCGCCTGTATTTTGAGGATGATCCACGGGTCAAAGTATTTGACAACGCTAGCAAGTTTATCTGGTGGCAATGGGGCAAGAATCTAGTCGTGACGCATCACGGTGATCGTATTAAAATGTCCAATCTTCACGGGTCAATCGTCAGTAATTTGAGGCAAGAATGGGGAGAGAGCGACCACACCTTTGTATGGACAGGCCACATACATCACAAGAATCAAGAGGAATATGGCGGCGCATTGTTCGAGTCTTGGAACATCCTCGCACCAGCCGATGCTTGGCACGCTGGTGCTGGCTATGCCAGTTCTCGAAGTATGACTTGCGTAATCCTCCACAAATTGTACGGGGAACAGGGAAGATTGAAGGCAAACATTCAGGAGTTGGTATGACAGCACTTGATAGACAGGTGGCGGGAAACCATTACAAAACCATGATGATTCAGCCATTGGAGTATGCACTAGCGAACGACTTGGGAATCTGTGAACATGCGGTGGTCAAATATATTTCTAGGTGGCGTGATAAGGGCGGTGTCGAGGATCTCAGGAAGGCAGCGCATTACATCGAGATCTTGATTGAAAGGGAAACGGCTCCAAAGGATAACCCTAAGAAGCCGTCTTGGTAGTCACATAAGCATTGCGCCTATGATGTAGCCCAAACAGAAGGCAATTATCATCGCCCCGCCTGTGTATCTAGGTGCTAAAAGTTTATCTTTCCACATGGCACATCTCCTGTTGTAGTTGATCCAGTATCCTCAGCACATCGAATATCTGTTGCCTGTCCCATGAGTCTAGGCGGTCGTGATCGTAATGTTCCTTGATCTTGACCAGCGTCAACCATGCTTGCAATATCTCGTTTCGGCTTGCTCTCATGCTCATTGGTTCTCCTCATTGTAGTATTCCTTTATCTTAAAAATTGATTCTGGACTCCACGTTGCATCGGGGAGTAATAATTCAGAATCGTAAATGGCGGTATCAGTTCTAGATTGAATAGCGAAAAAAACAGTTAGTATTGCTTCCCATTCTTCCGAGCTTTCACAACAAAAAAAGCAATATTCAAGGTTGCCATCATCATTTTTTAAACCTAAAGCCATGACCGCACAATCATCTTCAGCCCATAAATCCTCGTTTTCTTTCAGGTAAATTAAAGTCTCCCTGTCTCCTGTTTTAACTCTCATCGTTTGCCCTCGCATTTTGGTTGAACGTTGTCATAGTCTGGATGATATCCAGCGCACACGTTTTCGACGTATTGGTTGAACGTTTCTACCTCATGGTTGTAGTCACTGGTTGAGATCCACAGTAGAGCCGCGACAAATGCCACGGCAATACATATTTTGGTCAGTCGATTCATGCTTGCCCCCATTGATAGCCTAGTTGATCGATTAAATAATCTCTTGCCCGTTCTCGGTCAATGGTATCACCGCAAAATCCGTCGAACTGTAAAGCGTGCATCCAAGCGGCGTGCAAGTGCATTGTGCAAACCGTTGGCGATATTGGGTACAAACCCTGTGGCCCGTAGAAGTCCCACAAGTATTGGCAAAAATTAATCATTTCCTTGTCTTTGTTCATGCTGTCACCTCAACGCGGCGAATTACTTCGAGCATGATCTGGTCAACGTGCGCTTGTGAAACGTAATCGTTTGGCATGGCTGCACAATCTACCAGCCAATCGGTATCGGTCATTCTTGAAACTAAGCATTGAAAGTCTGTAAATTTGTCCATGATACAATCCCCTTGATTGATTGGTTTAAGCTGTCAGACGGGCTGCGATTTCTGCGTATTCTCGATCTAGCCTTTCATTCTCCAAAAGCATGCCTTCGAGGAATGCTGAGATAAGATCAACCATTTGTGAAGCGGGAACGCGCTTAGAACTGATAGCATGCGACTGGCCGCCGCCCTCGGTGCAAATGCGGTTAAGACAATAACCGCCATATATTGAGTTATGGTCTAGCACGTAGGTGCCGACATTAGCGCGATATCTTCCGTCGGCTTGCTTTGTCCATGCCTCGGTTGATTGGCCTAAGTATTGGTTAAGATATGCGACTTTTGCTTCTAAGAATTTTCTAGTGATTCTCATTGGTGTTACTCCTTGCTGTTTGGGTTTCGGCCTTATGGCCTCGTCAGTACCAGTCCCTAACTGGTAGACCCGAAGCCTTAGAAATTCCAAGGCTTGGCGTTTAACTCTTTGCAAAGTTTGTTTGCTTCTCGTGATCCTTTGACGTTGAAGCGCTGACCATTAGATAATTCTAGGATCATTTTCTTGCCGTCTATCTGTTGGGCTTTAGGTGCGTTGTAAAGGTTTGCTTTGATCATGTGTAACTCCTTGCTGATTTAATGTATAATTTGATACCACGGATCAAACAATAATTTATATATTAAACTTTGTCTAATACCGTTTTGGAATAAGCTAATAACCAAACAGCATATATCGGTAAAAATAGGGTGAAACGTGCCAGACCATCGCAACAAACTAGATAAAGAGACAGTTAATCGTCACTTTCCAGAATGGGATCATGGCGGTAAAGGGTCACATGCTAGGCGGTACAATTCGGCCTCAAATGCGGCCTATCAAGCGAACTATGATCGGATATTCCGTAAGGATAAGAGTAAATGACTAGCAAGGGATTACACACTAAAACCCGCAACAGATTAGCTAGACAGGATGCACTTAGGGAGTACATGCAAGAGAGAGGGTCAGTTCAATATCTATTTGATATTATAGAAAAGATTGAAAAATTAGATCCTAATTCTGAGACGTTTCAGCAAGATCTAGCGAAGTATTCAAAGGTGGTAGATGTACGGCATAAAATGCTGGGTAAGTATCTGCCAGAGCTTAAAGCCACAGAAATCACTGGTGAAGGTGGCGGTGAGTTATCAATAACGGTCTCAGACTTCAAGAATGCCTGAGATATCCATTCCCTACCAGTGGGAACCTAGACCGCATCAAATAGACTTTTTCAAAGCTATGGATAGCGGAGTCAAAAGGGCCGTTTGTGTCTGGCATCGTAGGGCTGGCAAGGGCAGTGCTACCCTAAACTTTACAGCCAAAGAGATGTTTAAAAGGGTCGGCACATATTGGCATCTTTTCCCCCATCAAACGCAAGCCAGGAAGGCTATTTGGAGCGGTATAGATTCCGAAGGTAGGCCTATCCTTGATCAAGTCTTTCCTAAAGAGATCCGCAAGCGTACCAGTGCACAAGAGATGGTTATAGAACTGGTCAATGGGTCAACGTGGCAGCTAACAGGCTCGGATAACTATAACAATCTGGTGGGTTCAAACCCTGTCGGCGTAGTCTTTGATGAGTGGTCACTATGCGATCCCAATGCATGGGGTTACATACGGCCGATACTAGCAGAAAACGGTGGATGGGCTGTCTTTATCTACACGCCTCGAGGCAAGAATCACGGGCACTCACTCTACCAAATGGCCAAATCATCAAACGAGTGGTTCTGTCAGAATCTAACGGTCAAGGACACCAAGCGAGCGGACGGTACTCCGGTCATATCACCGGACATCATCGAACAGGAACGACTGGAAGGGATGGAAGAGGCACTGATCCAGCAAGAATTCTACGGATCGTTTGAGGCACAGATTGCAGGGGCATACTTTGCCGATCAGATAGCAACGGCCAAGGATCAAGGACGGGTCACAAGGCTACCGATTGAACCTAGCCTAATGGTGCATACCGCATGGGATTTGGGCATATCGGACTCGATGAGCATTTGGCTATTCCAAGCCATAGGCAAAGAGATTCGGCTTATCGGATACTACGAAAACAACGGTAAAGGCATGGAGCACTACATCCAATGGCTCAATCAATACGCCTCGACCAATAACGTCATGCTAGGCCAGCATCTAGCACCGCATGATATCGAAGTCAGGGAGCTCACATCAGGCCGATCACGCAAGGAAGTAGCACGAGAGATGGGCATTAGCTTCAGGACAGTACAGAGGCCAAGGACTAAGGCTGAAGGTATCCAAGCTATCCGTCGGATGTTCCCTAGATTCTGGTTTGATGAAGACAAGGCCGAGCACGGCTTAAACTGTATTGCATCCTATCACCGCGAGTTCGACGAGAAGCGTAACGTCTTCAAGGATACACCTGTGCACGATTGGGCCTCACATGGTGCCGATGCACTACAGACCCTAGCGTTAGGATGGCAGGAATCAATGGTCTCAGGACATAGACCACAACCAAGACAGGCCGAGGTTCGGTTCAGTGTCTTCTGACGCTTATGTTGTATTCACGAATGACTCAGGCCATTGGTGGTCAAGATTCCTGCACCCATTTATCAAACATTGCTACATCGCCATAGCAGATAGAGGCCGATGGATCATATACGCCAAGACCGTCCACTATGTGGACTTGTTTACTATCGATCGACAAATGGATAAAATCGAGGAGGTTATCATTGTTAAAATCGATCGTAAGACCACAAGGCAATCGCTATTTATGCTCAATACATGCGTAGGACATGCAAAACAGATCCTAGGCATTAACCGACCATTCATCTGGACACCGTTTCAGTTATACAAATATCTGGAGAGAACAAAGTGAAGAAACCAAAGGCACCTAAACCAACGGCTCAAGAAGTAGCGGTAACAGAAAGACAACAACGCGCACTCGATGAAGAGATAGCAGAACAGGAACAACGCTTCAAGGCATTGGCTAGAGGCAAGTTAGGTTCAGGCTCATTGCTTGGTGGTGCTCCGCGTACTAGGGCCGAGGCTGCTACTGGTGCTCGTGGCGCTAGAGGTGCTGCTGGATCTGCTGGGCGTTCAATGTTAGGCGGTTTAGCTGGCGCTGGTAGACGTGGAGCCGCTGCTGCTGCTCGTGCTGGACTCATGACTTCAACAATGGGCACAAGATAATGAAACTTCCTCCGCATCTTGGTTCACTCCAAGACCTAAAGAGCCGAGAGAGTAGGGCGTTTGATTCTGAAGCCAAGTGGCACGATCAATTAACAAGCGTTTACGAGTACTTTTTACCGCAAAGGAACCTGTTTGAGATCGAAGACAAGGGCCAAAAGAAGATGGATCGCATATTTGACTCTACGTCATTGACTGCCATCCAGCAGGGGGCTAGTAAACTCCAAGAAAACATCGCACCGATCTGGGCTAGATGGGCTACATTCAACCCGTCGAACGAAATACTTAATCTACTGGAGACTGGAGACTTCAACGTCACCGAGAAGCAGATCAGAGAGAACCTAGAAAAGCAGGCAGAGATAGTTTTCGACTATATCAATCGGTCTAACTTCGGTACTCAGTTCTATGAGGCCGCACTAGACCTGTTAATCGGTACTGCAACGCTCAAGATTGATGAAACAGAAGACGATTCCATGCCTATTGTCTTTAACTGTATCCCTCAGAAGGGTATAGCCTTTGAAGAAGGGCCAAACGGTAACATCGAAACCCACTGGAGACGGTTTAAGGTCAAGGCTAGATTGCTTGAAAGGATGTGGAAAGGCTTCCAACCATCTACCAACGTCCAAAACATGATCGATAACAAGCCTGATACCGAGGTAGAAGTGTCTGAAGGCG